CAAGCCGTTAATAATTAACTACTGACTTCCCTCTATCGCTGGAGAGAGAGAAGCCCAGCAATCAACTATTTTAAGTCATCCAAATATTTCAAATCTTCTTTACTCCCGACTTTCACATCATCAATAAAATAATTATCAGTGTCTATTCTTGATAAGCCGGTCATTATTCTTCTCTCTACTTGATGCTTAGCTATTTTTTCTCCTATTTGCCCAACAGCTTTTTCTCCGTTAGTTATATAAATATTATACATAGTTTCACCGCCTTTCTTTTTTAATTAACTCTAAGGAGAGTATAGCAAATCATTGATAACTTGTCAAGTAGTTAAAAAGAGATAGGCTGTGCATAACTTTTTTCTTGTGTTAAATAATAAAATAAGTTATAATATTGGTATGGACAAAATAAAAGAAGCTATTCAAAAAGTAATGGACGAAACAGGTTTCGGGGAAGTAGTCTATCGCGTTAAGATACAAGACAGTGAAATCATTTTAGAACAAGACGAAATTATAATTAAAAGAAAACCAAATGAAAACTAAAAAAGAAATCCAAGCAGACGAGATTAAACCAAGTCAATATCCGACAGATAAAACTACAAGGACAGTTTGAACTGTTAGACGAAAAGTCTCCAGCACCAAAAGAAGCTAAAAAAGCCTAGTCCAAGCCACAAGGGGACACTGAATAACTAGCCATTGACAAATCTCAAAATAGGAGTATAATAACTATGATGAAAGATGTGATGGAAAAACCAAGCATTGCTCATCAACACGATATTTTTTGTGTTGGGGCAATGCTTTTTTGTTTATAAGAGAGTTTTAATCATTACGATTAAAAGCTAAAGGGGTTAAAACCCCCTTATAAATATGAAAGCATTAGAAAATATTATTTACGGGGTAATAGCAATTCCTATTATAATCGTAGGGTTGATTTTAATAATATTTTGGATTGAGGAGGCTAAGAATGATAATTAAATGTGGAGAGTGTAAGAATATCGTAGTCTGTTCCAAGTGCCAAGAAATGCTTTGTCAAAAATGGACAAAGAAATCCTGCAAAGTAGAGACATACTTTATTAAGAATGGCAACATCGTTTGTCAAAACTGTGCCTCCTCATAGCAATGTGGGGAGGACAAATATAAATGAAAGAAATAACTACAAAGAAAAAGGGATGGATCAAAGAACTCATCAAAAGAGAATCAACTCCACGCCCGGAAAGAACGGAAATAATAGCCAAGTTTTGCGAAAGACATGGTATATCAGAGAGTACCTATGATTATCAAAGACGCAATAAAAAAAATAAGGCTGAAGTTTTAGCGATATGGCTTGATGAAGCCTTTTATGGAGGTAATACTGTATTAAGGAAATTAAAAGAAAAAGCTGAAGATGGTGATACTAGAGCTATTGAGCTTTATCTAAAGTTTATTTTAGAACTATCAGAGAACCTAGATATTAAAAGTGATGGAAGGTCAATAACTATAAACCAAGTTTTCTATGACAGAAATAACAATACCTCATCAATTCCAGCCGAGGGATTATCAACTGCCATTACTGAAAGCGTTAGACAGAGGAATGATAAGAGCGGTGATAGTGTGGCATAGGAGAAGCGGGAAGGATAAAACTTGCTGGAACTATATGATACGGAAGGCAACTGAAGAGGTGGGAACATACTTTTATTTCCTTCCATCTTACACGCAGGCTAAGAAAGTTATCTGGGATAACATAGATATAGATGGTTTTAAAATGTTAGACCACATACCGGATGAGATTATAGTGGATAAAAACAAATCAGAACTTAAAGTTGAGTTAATAAATAATTCAGTAATTCAGTTAATAGGAGCTGATACTTTTGAAACTACATCAGTCGGAACTAACCCCAGAGGAGTTGTATTCTCGGAGTATTCAGTCAATGACCCAAACGCTTGGGAGTTCGTAAGACCAATTCTTAAAGTAAACAAAGGCTGGGCGATATTTAACTTCACAGCGAAAGGAAAGAATCACGCTTGGAAGATATTACAAATCGCCAAGAAGAATGATTGGTTTAACGAGATACTAACCGTAGAAGATACAGGAGTATTAACTAAAGACGACATAGACCAAGAGAGAAGAGAAGGAATGCCTCAAGATTTAATAGATCAAGAGTATTACTGTAAGTTTATAGAGGGAGCGTCCAGCGTATTCAAAAGAATAGATGAAAGCATATACACCGAACACGAAGGATTAAAACTCGGTAGAAGATACCAAATAGGAATAGACCTTGCCAAACATCAAGATTATACAGTCATATCAGTAATGGATTTACATACCTTTCATCTGGTTAAGCAATTAAGATTTAACAAAATAGACTGGAGCGAACAAAAAGAAATTATTATAAAAGAGATTAAATATTGGAATAGAGCGAGAACATTCATAGATTCAACCGGTATAGGTGATCCGATAGTAGATGACTTAAAGAGGTTAGTTTCAGTAGAACCATTTCATTTCACAGAAACTTCCAGAACTCAGCTTATAAACAATCTTCAAGTAATGTTTGAACAAGACAAGATAAAGATACCCAACGACGAAGAATTGATAGACGAACTCAAAACAATGCAATACGAGCTAGTTGGACAGAAAGTAAAGATGAGAGTCCCGGAAGGACTACACGATGATAGAATAATGAGTCTTGGATTAGCCTGTTGGGGATTAAGCGAAAGACTGCCCATCAGAGATATACAAATAATGAAGAAGAAACAAATAAATAATGATGGGATAAAGGTTAAAATGACATCGTATTAGTTAAATAATATGCCTAGACCTAAAAGAGTAAAATATACAGCTGAAGAAAGAGGAATAAAAAAAGATACTATAAACGGTTGGACAATATACCTATGGCAGAATGGAGATAAGTATGAAGGCGTTGCGCCGGTTAAAACAAGAGATGGTTATAAGGGATTATTCTGTCAGGGATACGAGATAGAGAAAGACCCAGAACACAAGAAGAATAAGAAAATACACCAAGTTTGGAGAGCTAAGATGAGAGTTAAGAATATTCTAAACGATACCCTCAATGTTTTAAATTGGTATGGTAAGTCAATAATAAATAAGGAAGGAAACATAGACCCGGAAAAACTACAACTTAAAGAAGCCCATACTGCTTTTCAAGCCAAGAAAGGTCAGGTAGGTATGGAAGATCTTTACCCAATTAGAAAATTCCCAACCAAAGAGATTACCGTCGAAAAGGCTAGGGAATATAAATTCAAATGAAATACAAACCATCAAAAAAAGACGAAGAAATAATAAAGCGCGTATATGACGATTTCAGTCAGATGCGCAAAACAAGGAACAGCCAGTGGAAGCATTTTAATGACCGCACCTTAACTGATTTTATAGACGACTCACAACTAAGACTAAACGGTTATGTTCCTACAAGAGAATCACAAGGCAAAGAGTCTTGGCAATCTAATGTATTCCATCCAGTTACCAAAAATAAGTTTAAAGCAGAGCTGGCTTCGGTAGCTTTAACTATTCCTCCAATTAAGGTTACAGCCCAGAATGAAAAGAAAAGAAGAGATTTTGATCGGGCTGATATAATGAAAAACTTAATAGAGTTTAGTTATTCACAAGACAACAAAGAAGAACAGATATTCTTTGAAGCTTGGGAAGCAGCAGAAAAAGGAACAGTTATTGTTTACGACGGATACCTAAAAGCCAGAGCTAAACATAAAGTCATTACTTCTTACGATCCCGAAACGGGCGAAGTAGAATACGAAGAGAAAGAAGTAGAAACAGACAACCAATGCGTAAACTTTATCGTTCCGTTAGTAAATATATACATTAAGGATTGGCACATATTTGATATACAAAAACAGCCTTCACTTTGCTGGGTAGAGAGAATGGACCCAGACTCTTTTAATAATGAATTTGGAAAATATCCCAATCACAAATATGTTAAGACTTCCAACCAACTAACAAAAGACAATGAGCAAGACACATTCTTCACAGAAGAATGGCAAGATAGGGCAGAAGATGACGAACCAATAGAAGTTATCCGATATTTTAATAAAGGAAAAGACGAGTTTGCGGTTATAGCTAATGGAGTAAGACTATTTAATTCTCCAATATTGCTGGGAAAGAAAAAGAAATGGTATCCCTTCGCGAAGACAGTCTTTGAACCATTTGCCACTGATTTCTTTTATGGCAACTCACTGCCTAATACCCTAATGGGAGAGCAAGATGTTATCAACTCCCTGTTCAATATGGGACTGGACAAGACTTATAAATCAATGGCTCCTGCATTGTTAATCGGAAATACCAACAAAGATGACTTTGACTTAGAAGACCAGAACACCACCATTGATACTAAGATTTATGTTCAAGACATAGCCCAAGTAAAAGAAATGCCTACTCAAGGACTAGATCAATCAGACTTCAAGATGATTGAAATGGTATCAAGAGGATTAGACCTTTCCAGTGTAGATTCAAACCAACAAGGAGTTCCGGGACGAGGAGTAACTGCTAGAGAAGTAGTGATTGCCAACGAAAACGCTAAGAAACTAAAAGGAATAATCTATCTATTCTTAACCTCACTATGGGTGCAGAAAACAAAATTAAGGGTAATGAATATTCTAACCTACTTCACCAAGCCTAAAGTCAAGAATGTGCTAGGTGAAAAGGATGGCGGAAAGATTGATGAATATGAATCATTTATAATAGAAGGATCAGAAATGTCTAACGGAATTAAAGGAACAATGGGCATAGAAATAGTGGGAGGAGAAGAGAACCTACCTAATCAAAGCGAGCTAGACATAGATGAATTAGCCCAGAGAGGGCAGAGCAAAGAGAATTACGAAAAGGTTGTAATGACTTCCGACTACCTAGATGATTGGATTTACGACATTAAGATAGAAAGCGAATCAATCTATCAAAAAGAATCAGGACTTACTCAATTAAAGATGGAAGAGAAGCTAAGAGTGCTAGGCACTTACTTCCCGCAACTACTACAACTTAACACTGAGAAATTATTTAAAGATACAATAGTAAGCTACGATGACGACCCGAATGAATATGAAGCTGGTGGACAACCTCAAATGCCGGGAGTGATGGAAGGTCAAGAGCCAGCTACAGCCACAGCGGGTCAGTCCGGACTGCCTAAACTACCACCATTATGAAACCCACAACCATTATAATCCCAGACAAAACAGTAGAAGACGCAGAACAAATTATGCTAGAAGAGGGCATTAAGGATTGTAAGGTTATTGAAGTTGATGAAGGCATAAAGTTAATAGATATTGAATATGTTTAAAAAATTACTCATAAAGCTTCTGGGAGACGCAATCTATCAAATAGACGACATAGAAGTAAAGAAAATGCAGACTTGGCTATGGAAAT